GCTAGTGGAGATAACTATTCATTAGTCATAGAGTTTAGATAAAATATAAATAGTAAGAGAGAGAACTATGAAACTTATAAGAGAAGAAATCAACGACGCTACATATATCGTAGAAGAAAAAGAAGGTAAAAAAAACTATACTATTAAAGGTATATTTTTACAATCAGACATTAAAAACCGTAACGGTAGAATTTACCCAAGTAACATACTTCTAAAAGAAGTTAAAAGATATAACCAAGAATTTATCAATAAAAATAGAGCATTCGGCGAACTAGGCCATCCAGAAGGACCAACTGTGAACTTAGAAAGAGTATCACATATGATTAAGAAGTTGTATCCAGAAGGAAAAAATTTCATAGGTGAAGCAAAAATTATGGACACTCCATACGGTAAGATCGTAAAAAGTCTTATAGATGAAGGCGCTAAACTAGGCGTGTCATCAAGAGGTATGGGTTCCTTAGTACAGAAAAACGGTCAAAACTTTGTAGGAGAAGATTTTTACTTAGCTACGGCCGCTGACATTGTGGCAGACCCATCTGCTCCGGAGGCCTTCGTACAAGGTATTATGGAAACAAAAGAATGGGTATGGAACAACGGTATTCTTATAGAACAAGATGTAGAATCTTGGAAACAAGAATTAATTAAGACAAAAAGACTTGATTTAGCTGAGAAAAAAGCTAGTGTATTCAAGGATTTTTTAAGTAAATTATAATAGAAAATCAACAAATTATAAATATCATTATTAAAAGAGAGATATTTTAATTGCAATTAATATAAAGGAGATTTCTCAAATGGCTACAGAAAAACAAGTAGAAGTCAAAGCAGAAACAATAGTAGAACAAGACACTGTTGCTGATGCTCCAAAGAAGAATGCTGTAGCAGCTGAACCTACTAAGCTTTCTAACGAAGCACAAGATTTAGGGGCAGCGGTTGTGAAAGCAACTGACAGCAATCCTGACGCTACAAAAAATAACAAAAAAGTTTCTGACGCACAAAACGCAAAAGCTGCAGATGTTGACGCTAGTAAAAAACCAGACACAGAAGCTGGTGTAACTAAAGTCGCAACTCCAGGCGAAACGTTAAAGGTAGAAGAAACAGAACAAGAAGAAGTTATTGACGTTTCTGATGATGTGAAAGCATTAATCGGAGATGAAAAATTAACTGAAGAATTTAAAGCAAAAGCTGCAACTATTTTTGAAGCTGCTATCAAATCAAAATTGAAAGTAGAAAAACAAAAAATCGAAGATGGTTACGCTAAAAAACTTAAAGAAAATATTGATGCTACAAAAGCAGAACTCGTTGAAAAAGTAGATTCATACCTAAACTACGTTGTTGAGGAATGGATGAAATCAAACGAACTTGCTGTTGAGCGAGGTATCAAAGGTGAAATCGCTGAGGACTTTATTACTGGTCTTAAAAAATTATTTGAAGATCATTACATAAACGTACCAGACGAAAAATATGATGTGTTAGAAGATCAAGCTTCTAAAATCGAAGAGCTTAACAGTAAGTTAAATGAGCAAATCGACGCTAACGTTAAATTAAATTCTGAAATTGGTAAATTAACAAGACAAGATATAGTTGACGCTGTATCTTCTGATCTTACTGATACTAACAAAGAAAAGTTTAACAAATTAGCAGAAGAAATTGAATACACTAATGCTGACGAGTTTAAGAAAAAAGTAACGACTATTAAAGAGTCTTATTTTTCAACAAAAGAAATTTCACCTAAAAGTGAAATAGATAACGTTGCCGAAGGCGAAACTACTCACGTAGATTTGTCAAACGCTATGACTGCTTACACGGCCGCTATCACAAAAACAAAGAATTTAATTCAATTAAATTCAAAAAAATAAAGGGAGAAAATAAAAAGATATGTACTTATCTGAACAATTAGTTAAAAAGTGGTCACCGGTCCTTGAACATCCAGAACTCCCAAAAGTTACGGATAGTTATAAAAGAGCGGTTACTGCTGTTATCTTGGAAAACCAAGAAAGAGCATTAAGAGAAGATAGAGCATTCATGTCAGAAGCTGCTCCACAGAACAGCACTGATGCATCTTCTATACAGAATTGGGATCCAATCCTAATTTCTTTAGTAAGAAGAGCAATGCCAAATCTTATAGCATATGACATAGCAGGCGTACAGCCTATGACTGGTCCAACAGGACTGATCTTCGCTATGAGAGCTAAATTTGCATCACAAGCGGGAACAGAAGCTTTATTCAATGAAGCTGACACTGACTTCTCAGCAAGAAACTTACTCGGAGACTCTACAATAGGTGGTGTTGACGGTTTAGGTGGTGGTCAAACAGGAACTAACCCAGCGTTGTTAAACGACAGCCCTGCCGGTGCTTATTCAGCACAAGGTGGTATGGCGACTGCAACTGCTGAAGCTCTAGGTGATTCTGCTAATAATAGCTTTGCTGAAATGGCGTTTTCAATCGAGAAATCGACTGTAACTGCTAAATCAAGAGCATTAAAAGCCGAATACACAATGGAACTAGCACAAGACCTTAAAGCAATACACGGTTTGGATGCAGAAACAGAATTAGCAAATATTCTGTCTGCTGAAATCCTTGCTGAAATCAATAGAGAGATCGTAAGAACTATCTATTTGGTTGCTGAAGCTGGTGCTCAAGTTTCTACAACAACTGCTGGTATATTTGACTTAGATACAGATTCAAACGGAAGATGGTCCGTTGAACGTTTCAAAGGTTTAATGTTCCAAGTTGAAAGAGAAGCTAATTTGATAGCACAAAGAACACGTAGAGGTAAAGGAAATATCCTTATAACTTCTTCTGATGTTGCATCTGCTTTACAAATGGCTGGTGTATTAGACTACGCTCCTGCTTTAAACAACAATTTAAATGTTGATGACACAGGAAACACGTTTGCTGGAGTATTAAACGGTAGATATAAAGTTTATATCGATCCATATTCTGCAAACAACGCAGCTAAACAATACTTTGTAGTAGGATATAAAGGTTCATCTCAATATGACGCCGGTATATTCTATTGTCCATACGTTCCACTACAAATGGTGAGAGCAGTTGGGCAAGATAATTTCCAACCAAAAATCGGATTTAAAACGAGATATGGTATCCAAGCTAACCCATTTGCTGAGAGCTCAGGTTCTTCAGCTGCTGCGGTTATCAATGGAGCAGGAAATATCAACTCTAACAGATACTACAGAA